CATTGGAATCAACACGTATCAGGTTTTTATTTTTTAAAGTGTAGTGATAAAACATCATATCCAATATTTCACGAACCAAGAACAGGTGCAAGAGCTACAAAATTAAAAATGAGACCAAATATAAAAGGTGTATGGGGTGGTAGTGAACTTATACATTTTAAACCTACACCAGGCACCTTAATTATATTTCCAGGTTATTTAGAGCACGAGTTTGCAGTAGATCACGGTAAAGAGCCATTTAGATTTATACATTGGAACATACAAGCTGTGCCAAAGGAAATGGCAAAAGATGTTTAAAAAAAATAAATATACAGTTATTAGAAAAGCAATATCAGAAGATCTTGCAACTTTCATTGCTAATTATTTTATAATGCAAAAACAGGTTTATGATACTTGTAAAGCATCAAGATACTTTTCACCTTTTGAAACTATACTTGGATACTACGAAGGTAAAGATGAACAGATTCCAAATACTTATTCTCAATACGCTAATATGGCTATGGAAACTTTATTGCTTAAATGTCAACCAGGTATGGAAAAAGCAACAGGATTAAAATTATATCCTGCTTATACTTATGCAAGAATTTATAAAAAAGGTGATGAATTAAAAAGACATAAAGATAGATTTAGTTGTGAGATATCTACTACGATGAATCTTGGCGGAGATGATTGGCCTATATATTTAAGCCCAAATGAAAATGTAGGTGCACCAGATGGTAAAAATATTACTGCAGCTAGCAAAGCAAGAGGTGTTAGGGTAGACTTAAAACCTGGAGATATGTTGGTTTATAGGGGTGTTGAGCTAGAACATTGGAGAGAAAAATTCAAAGGTAAAGAATGCGTACAAGTTTTTCTGCATTATAACAATCGTAAGACCCCAGGAGCGAAGGATAATATGTTTGACAAACGTCCACATTTAGGTCTTCCTTCTTGGTTTAAACGATGATATAATTCTTAGATGGGGGCTGTGTCACCACCACATACCACGCAGCCTCCTTTTAAGGATTATATATTATGTTTTTTGGCGGAACTACCTTTGCAGGAGCACCCTTTGGAGATTCAGGATTTAACCCTAATGCATTTGTAAATGTAACCGGGTCTAGAATAAACGAATCAACAGGCACAGTAGGTTTAGTAGGTAAAGCAAATATTTCTGTTACCGGTAATAGACTTAATTTTACAATTGGTAATGTAACTATTATTGAAGGTACAGGTGTTATTGTATCTCCTGATGGTAGCCGTATAAATGTATCTAGTGGCGATCCAACTATTGTTGCAAAAGCTGTAACAGCTTTAACTGGGTCAAGAGTAAATTTAAATACAGGCACACCTACATTTGCATTTAAGTATCCTGTAACAGGATCTAGAGTAAATACAAATACAGGAAATGTTACAACAGTTGGTAAAGCAACTGTATTACCAAATGGGTCTAGAGTCGATGTCAGCACTGGATCTGTAACAATTACAGCTGATGCAAATCTTTCAGTAACAGGAAACAGAGTTGATGTAGCTGTAGGAAACGTTACAACTAAAGCAAATGCAACTGTAACAGTTACAACAAACAGACAAAATTTATCAACAGGAACCGTAACAATTGTAGCAAAAGCAACAGTTACTCCAGATGGTAGTAGAATAAATATGGCAGATGGTTCTGTATTAATTAAAAAATGGGATGGTATTGTACCAGGTGCTACTATGACTTGGGAACCAGTACAAACATCTTTAGGATAGAATATGTATTTTGGAGGAAGCACATTTGCCGGAGCACCATTTGCCGATCCAGGTGGCGTAAGTGTATTTGTTGCTATAACAGGTAACAGAGTAAATGTAAGTACAGGAACTGTTGGTATTACTGCTTCTGCAAGAGTATTACCAGGAGGTTCTGAAATAGAAATATCCATAGGTAATGTTACTGTCAAAGTTAACAAAAGAGTGGCTGTAAATGGTATAAGAATAAACCTTGCAACTGGTACCGTTTCTGTGATATCATGGAACCCGATAGTTCCGGGGGCAACTGGTACCTGGGTACCTATTGACCCGAATAATCCGTAGGAGAAATATATGGCATCGAGTACGTCAAGTGATTTAAAACTAGAATTAATTACCACAGGTGAAAAATCAGGAACCTGGGGTACAATTACAAATACAAATTTACAGATATTAGAACAAGCATCATCAGGATATTTATCGTTAGATGTAGCATCTGGAGATGTAGCCTTATCTTTAGCAAATCACGCTACAGCAAATGGTAAAAATTTATATTATAAATTAACTGGTACACTAGCCGGAAACAGAGCAGTTACTATGCCTGACTCTGCAGAGAGAGTTTTTATTGTAGAAGATGCAACATCTAGATCAGCTTCAAATTATACATTAACAGTTAAAACTGTATCAGGAACCGGGCTAGCTTTACCAGTTGGATCAACAACAGTTCTATATTCTGATGGTACAAATATTACAGGTAAGCTACAGACTAAAGGATATCATACACCAAGTGCTACATACACTGCAGTAAACGGTGACCAAGTTTTAGTAAATACATCAGGAAGTGGTATAAGTGCTGCGGTTACTATAAACTTACCAGCTTCACCTGCTATTGGAAACGAAGTTACATTTATTGATAGCGGAAACAATCTTGCATCTAACAATTTAACAGTTGGCAGAAACGGATCTAATATTAATGGATCTGCAGCAAATTTAGTAGTGTCAGCAAATGCTTCAGCTTTTACGTTAGTGTATGTTAATGCAACACTAGGCTGGGTATATAAAGATAAAATATAGGAGCTAAAACATGGCTCTACTTGACTTTACATTCTTTCCAGGAATCGACAAACAGAATACATCTGTTGGTGCTGAACAACGTTGGGTTGATTGTGATAACGTAAGATTTAGATACTTACTACCAGAAAAAGTTGGTGGTTGGTCATCACTTGTTACAGATACAATATGTGGTGTTGCAAGACGACAGTTTGCGTTTGTTGATCTTGACGGTAATAGATACGTTGCTATAGGCACAGATAAATTTTTATTATTATATTTTGAAGGTCAGCTATATGACATTACACCTGTAAAGGCAGCTTTATCTGGTGCAACAATTGCAACTACATCTGGTTCAGCTGTTTGTACTATAACTAAATCTACACATGGATTAGTAGCAGGAGACATTGTACAATTTAACAATGTAACATTACCTGGTGGTACAGGATATTCTGCATCTGATTTTGAAGATAAAAACTTTCAAGTAACTTCTGTTACATCTAGTTCTGTATTTACAGTTACACAAAGTTCTAATGCATCAGCAACTGTATCAACAGGCGGTAGTATAGAATTAATTCCTTATGAGCCAGTAGGCCCTGCCGCACAATCATATGGTTATGGTTGGGGTACAGATACTTGGGGAGCAGGAAACTGGGGTGAAGCATCATCTGCAAATGACATAACACTTGAACCAGGTCTTTGGTCATTAAGTAATTTTGGTCAAGTATTGGTTGCAACTATTGCAAATGGTAAAACATTTACATGGAATGCAGGAGCTTCAACACCATTAGAAGTAAGAGCATCAACAGCAACATCTGGTTTTGCAACTACAAATAATCCAACTGCAACAAGGGTAACATTAGTATCACCAACAACACGTCACTTAATTCATCTAGGTACAGAAACAACTATCGGTAATACAGCAACACAAGATGATATGTTTATAAGATTTTCAGAACAAGAAGATATAAATGATTATACAATTACAGCAATTAACTCAGCAGGTTCACAAAGACTTCAAGATGGTACAAAAATTATGGGTGCATTAAAAGCAAAAGAAGCAATTCTTGTTTGGACCGATAATGCATTATATACCATGAAGTTTGTAGGTGCTCCGTTTACGTTTGGTTTTGAACAAGTAGGTACTAACTGTGGATTAATTGGTAAGAATGCAGCGGTTGAAATAGATGGTGTTGCATATTGGATGTCACCAAATGGTTTCTTTGCGTTTGATGGTACAGTTAAATCTATTCCATGTTCAGTACAAGATTATGTATACGACCAAGCAGACACTACAAAAGGACAGCAAGTGTATGCAGGACTAAATAATCAGTTTACAGAAGTAGTATGGTATTACCCATCAACAAACTCAGAATATAATGATCAATATGTTGTGTATAATTATGGTGAAAGTAATTCTAGAACAGGTCCAGTTTGGTATATAGGAACAGAAGCTAGAACTACCTGGATTGATGCAACAGTTTATCCAACACCTTTTGCAACTAAGTTTGATGATAGTGCGTCAGGTACATTTCCAGTCATTGTAGGAGAATCAGGGCTCGGGCAAACTACATTATTTGAACACGAGGTAGGTACAGATCAGGTAAACCCTGATGGATCTACAACAACAGTAACATCTTTTGTACAATCATATGACTATGATCTCCAACAAATGCAGAGAGGACAATCATATGCTATAGCAGGTGATGTATTTTTAGCTGTTAGAAGATTTTTACCAGACTTTAAAACATTAGCAGGCAATGCTAAAGTAACATTAGCTGTTAAAAGATACCCTTCAGATTCACAAACTACTAGCACTTTGAGTCCATTTACAATTACTGCAAGTACTGATAAAAAGGATACAAGAGCACGTGGAAGATTTGTAAATATTAAGATAGAGAATGATGCTGTATCTGAGTCGTGGAGATTTGGCACATTCAGGTTAGACGTACAACCAGATGGTAGAAGATAATGGCTAAGATAGTAATAAGATTACCGGAACCAAAAGAGGAGTACGATATATCTAACCAAAAACAAATTAACAGAGCTGTTGCTTTGATTGTAGAACAATTAAATTCAACATTTCTAGATGAACAAAAACAGGAGCAGGAAAGATTTTCTTGGTTTATAGGTGGCTAACGTATACAAAAACGCAAAAGTAGATTTTACAAATACAGATAATACAACTGTTTATACAGTTCCTAGTAACTCAAGAGCAATCTTAAAAAATATTTTAGTATCTGATGATTCAGGTAGTGGAGATAGTATAACTGTAACTTTAACAGATGCAAGTGCAGCAGTATTTTCTCTTTTTAAAACAAAAACAATTGGTTCAAATGCAACTACAGAGTTAATAACACAACCGATTATACTACAAGAGAGTGAGATATTAAAAGCACAAGCAACAACCGCAGCAAGACTACACATGGTAGTTTCTCTGCTAGAAATAAATAGGGATTAAATTATGGCGTTTATAGAAGAAGGGTCAGTAGAGTACGTAATGATAGATGGTAAAAAAGTACCAGTCGTAAAATGTGAAACAGAAGTAGTATTGAGAAATAAAGAAACTGGTTATGAATATAACTCTGACAAAGAAGCAGAAGATGATATTGCAAACCCAGATACAGATACACAAAAAGAACACGTAACAAGATCATTAAAAGTAAAAGTAGCAGCGATGCCACCTTTAGGTGCAGCATCCGATGAGGACAAAGAAGAATAATGGTAACAACACCGAGTTTTTATAATTTAAAAGATCAGGGTATATACGCTGCGGGTGATTTTTTTATACCGCAAGAAAGATACAGAGCTGCTCCTTATACTGTAAATAAACCAACTAATAATCCTGATGAAGTTCCTGCAGGTATACCTACTGTGTATCAACCACAAGGTAGTGGAGGTGGTGGAGGTGGTAGCTATACTGGTGGAGTAAATGATCTAATACAAAACTATACCTTAGATACAAGAAATCAATATTTTGATAGTCAAAAAACACCTCTTATAGATAGAAATTATGAACAAAAACTTCAGTCTACATTTATGGGTTTTCCTAGTTTTAGACAACAGGAATTAACTGGTCCCGATTTAGGAGAATATATTGGAGGGCAGGAAATAGGTTACACTCCGGGTGGTGAAATAGGTTTTAGTTATGGGCAAGATATTCCTTTAGAGTTAACTACTGCGGGTAAAATTCAAAATACTTTAGGAAACATAAAAGATAAAGCTAGTGGCATAATGAGCAATATAAAAGGTTTTGGTCCTGTAAGTATGGTGCTTGGAGCAATGGATAGATTTGGTTCGCTATCACCAGCTGATCAGGAGTTTATAAAACAAAACATGGGTTACATTGGTCCAACAGTGTTTGGTGAAAATACATCTGGACTATCTAAAGATCCTTTTGGAATTAATACTAGATCTGCATTTGGTAATTATGCAGATTATGTAGGTGAGAAATCAGCATCTTTAGGAGAATCTCTTCAAGAAAGTGCAGAAAAAGCCGGACTGTCATATGATCCTGCAACAGGAGAAGTTACAGGAGGAACTGATGACGAAATAGAAGAATGGGAAAAACTAACTAACTTAAAAAGAACAAAACAACAATTTTATTTTCAAAAAGAAAAAGAACGTATAAAAAATGAAAAAGAAATGGCAGAAAAAGCAGCAGCAGAGGCAGCAGCAGCTGCAAAACGTGAAAGAGATTTTGCTGCTCAAGGTAAATCTGATCCTAATGATCCATCAAGACAAGGTGCTTCTGGTAGAAGACCTGGATCGGGAAGCGGACCAACAGTTAGAGACGATCAAGGAGATAGAGATTCAGGACAAACCGGAGGATATAGCTATGATTCTGGTGGTAGACAAGGTTTTGGATATGGTCTAGCTGATGGTGGTAGAGTTTATTATATGGACGGCGGACTAGCTGACCTACTAGAAATATATGATTGATTATAGGAGAAAAAGACAATAAAAAGGTAAGATTATGGCAATTTCAAGAATGAATATGGAAAGACAAATGCGTAATATGGGTGGCATTATGGGTCTCGAAGACCAGAGACAAGGATATTTTTTAGGTAAATTAGTTAAGAAAATAACTAAACCAATTAAAAAAATAGTTAAATCACCATTAGGTAAAGCAGCTTTACTAGCAGGTGGTGCATATTTAGCAGGTGGATTTATGCCTGGTGGAGCTGGACTTAGAGGAGGTCTAGCAAACTTTAGAAATTTTGGTAGCGGTATTGGTAAACTATTTGCAAAAGACACTGGTTTATTACGAGGACTAGTTAGAGATAAAGCAGGTAATTTTAGTTTAGGTCGAGCAGCGCTTTCAGGTTTAGGTGCTACAGCTATTGCAGCGCCATTTTTTATGGGTGGTGATGAAGAAGAAGTTGACGAAGGTACACCATTTACTTCTCCACAAATGGATATAGAAGACATCAGAGATCAAGCTAGAGCTTATTATTCAGACCCTACAAAATCTGCATTATATTTTATGCCTCCTAAATCTGCTGTAAGATTTGGTGGAGCTTTTGCAGGTGGTGGATTAGCTGACATACCTAGAGAAGGGTACAACCAAGGTGAAATGGTTGAAGGTATTGAAACTGTAGCAGATGATGAAAACATGATGATGGCTGGTATGGGTAATGTTATGAAATTGTTTGAAACACCATATGGTTTTGATAAAGCTGCTTTTGAAGACATGTTAATTCAATATGAAGATAGTGGTGCAAAAGGAAAAGGTATTAAGTTATATGAATTTGCAACAGAATTTTTAGGTATGGTTAAAAAAGATACACCAGTAATGGATACAGATAGAGTACAAGCAGCAGAAGGTGGTATCATGGACTTAGGTGGTATGGAAAAAGACTATAGAGAAGGTGGCTTTGTGCCGATAGGAGCTAAAGAAAGAGCGGACGATGTGCCAGCTAGACTTAGCAAAAATGAATTTGTATTTACAGCAGACGCTGTAAGAAATGCAGGCGGAGGTGACATAGATAAAGGCGCTGAAGTTATGCAAAATATGATGGACAATCTGGAAGCAGGTGGTACTATATCAGAAGAGTCCCAGGGCATGGAAAATCCTGCACAAGCAATGTTTGATCAATCACAACTATTGGAGAGTAGAATAGCATAATGGCATTACCAGATTATTTAGAATCCTCAGCAAAAGATTTTGCCCGTCAGCTAACGGCAAGTACATCTACACCTATTAACACTGGTACGTTTACCGGTAGATCATTTGTTGCAGGCGAAGATCCTTTACAAACACAAGCTATTACAGCAGCAACACAAGGTATTGGTTCTTACCAACCGTTTTTAACACAAGCACAAACACTCACGGGACCTGGAGCAGGAACCGGGGCTGGTTCTATTGCATCATTTATGTCTCCATATCAAGGAGCTGTCATTGATGAAACATTAAGACAATACGATTTATCAAGACAAGGTGGTTTACAAGACATTGGTCAACAAGCATTTACATCTGGTGCATTTGGTGGTGGCAGACAAGGTGCATTAGAAGGACAATACATGTCAGATACTGCACAAGGTAGGGCAGGTATCGTAGCACAAATGAATCAACAAGCTTTTCAAAATGCACAAGCTCAAAGAGCACAAGCATTACAGAATCAATTTGCATTATCTAATTTTCAAAGATCTGGTTTAGCAGGAGACGTTGCTACACTAGGTAACCTTGGAGCATTTAGACAAGGATTAGAACAACAACGATTACAAGCAGATGCAGACGCTGCAAGAACTGGAGCTTACGAGCCTCAACAAAGACTTCAACAATACGGAGGTGGTCTAGGTCAATTAGCTGGATTCGCATCTCCTCCACCAGCACCTATGGGTGGAGCTAGTCCGTTTGCTACCGGTTTAAGTACAGCAGCAGGTATTGCAGGATTGTTTGGTAAATTATACGGGTAGTACATGAGACCATTAAATAGACCAATGTTCAGATACGGCGGCCCTATCAAAGAGGGTATCATGGATGGTATGAGAGAGCCAAAGAAGGATGGTAATATCGTTGGCGGTAAACAATCACCATTATTAGCTGGAGCTCACCCTTTAAAAGATGCAGAAGGTAGAGAACAACACTTTATACCAGCCTTATATGCTGCCGGTCTAGGAGCTTTAAATATAGGTAGAGCAGGTCTTGCTGCTGCTAGAATTGCAGGACCAGCTATAAAAAGAGGGTTTCAAGCAGCTAGAGCATTTGGTGCCACTCCAGGTAAATTAGGTTTTTTTGGTAGAGCAAAAGATTTAGCAACAATTAGAAAAGGTATAGGTCTACCTATGGCTAGTCGTCCAGAAAGTGTTGGTTTTAGAATAGGTTCTTTTGCAAAACAAAATCCATTATTAACACTGTCAGCACCAAGTTTAGGTTATGATGCCGCAAGAATTGGAGGACCAGCTTTATTAGAAGGTGCTAAGGGTATTGCAAACTTTTTAGTACCAGGCACAGCTCTTGATCCATTTAAACCTAAAGGTAAAGTAGAAGAAACAGGTGGAGACACACCAATTGTAAGACTAGATAAAAATAAAACTGTAACTGGTGGAGACACTGGTGGTGATCCAAACACATCTCCAAAAACAGACGCAGAAAAACAAAAAATAAATGAAGATAGAATTAACGAAACAAAACAAAAATATTACAAATTAATGGGTATAGATAAGATGAATAAAGAAGCAACTTACGACTCATTAATTGATGCAAGTAAAATTATACAAGCAGAAGGTGGTGATCTAAAAGGAGCTATCAAGTCCGGTAGTCTACAGTCACAACTAATTAGTGCTATATCTAAAAACTTAGACAAATCTTCTGATCTTAAAAAGAAAATTGATTCAGCTGTGCTTACTGCTGAGATTCAAAAAGATATTAACAAAACTAAAATGTCTGACTTTGATAAACAGTTAGCAATATTAGGAGAAGATGGTTACAGAAAGAAAGCATTAGGTGAGACTTCTGTAGCAGATATGGTTGCTGCAACTAAAGCAAAAGGAACTTTAGTTAACAGTGATATTGTATCATCATTTATAGAATCAAAAGGTGGTAAAGTTACAGATACTTTTGATGACACTAAGTTTCAAAAATGGGAAAAGAATAACACAGGTAAAGACGAAATAGATTACATTACTGAAAACTTCTCTACAATAGATCCAGGCGTTTATGTAGTAAACGGAAGAGCTGTTGAAATTGGTGTTGGAGAAGACGGCAAAAAAACAGCGAACTATATAAGCTTAGATAAAATAATTGGTTAGGAGTAACTCATGGCTAGCCTAAGAGAGCTCGAAATACAACAAGCAGAATCGAACAATAGAGTAGGTACAATTGAATCTATACTTGCTGGTGTAGGTTCTGGTCTTCTTGCAATACCAAAAGGTTTCTTTTCATTAGGTGCAACACTATTAGATCTAGGTGTAGATCAAAACAGAGCAGCTAGAGTTGAAGCATTCTTTGATGATCTTACAACATTAGATGAGAAAGCAGAAGCAACTGTAGCTGGACAGATAACAGAAGCATTAGTTAACATTGGTATACCTGCTACTGCAGGATTTAGAGTAGGATCTAAGATTGCAGTTGATGCTATGAAAGCTGCAAAAGCTGGTAAGTATTTTAAACCTACAAGTCAGGTAAAAAAACTAGCTGACGATGTTGTAAACTTAAATACCAAAGGTAAGACAAATAGATTTATTGGTGGTGCTATTGGAGGTGGTGTTGGTGAAGCAACGTTTGTTGGTGATGTAGAACAGATTGGTACGTTTGGTGACCTAATTGGTGGACCCACAGAGATAGATAGAGAGACTGATGACCCATTAACAGATTTATTAAACAGAGTTAAGTTTGGTACAGAAGGTGCATTATTTACAGGTGTAATTGCAGGTACAGGTAAAGTTATTAAAAAACTAACTAACAGAAATAAAAACATTACAGATTCAAACGATAAGATAGATAGATTTATAGATAAAATTGCATCAGGGTTCAGAGCTAGAAGTGGTAAGACCCAAGAGTTTTTTGATATTGAAAGAACTAATATTGGTGAAAGATCTGCTGATGCTGTAAAAGCAAAAAACATATCTAGAGAACTAGACATAGCTATCGATAAAATATTTCCGCCGTTTAGAAATATAGCTAACAGAACTAATCAAAAGAAAAGAGATGAATTACTAAAAGATATTAATGAATTATTATTATCTGGAGATGCACAAATAGATGACCTTGGTTATGCAAAGTTTGGTGCACTAGATCAAACAAAAAAAGAAGCATTACTTAAAAAATTACAAGACTTAAAAGTAGATGAAGAAACTATGGGTACTATATTTGGTAGCCTTACAACTATTAGAGATAAATGGGCTGATCTATTTTCTAATCTAGGAAGAACACTAGGTAAAAATGAAATACAAGAATTTAAAAAATTATTTGGTAACAAGTTTAAAAACTATATTGGTGCAACGTATGATGTATTTCAAAACAAAAGTATATTACCTTTTTT